TTACTTCTGGTTTGCTTTCAGATATAGAAAGAATGAGACAGGCTTTATCGCCTGAACAGCAAGCAGCTTTAGAGTCTCAGAGAATAGCTCAGCTAACAGCTTCTCCAGAAGAGTTAGCAGCCAGAGAACAGTCTATCTTTAACAGATTGGAAGCTGCTCAGCAAGGCTCAAGAGAAAGGCAAAGATTAGCTTTGGAAGAAAGGTTATTAGGTCAAGGTAGGCTAGGAGTGAGAACTGCTCAATATGGTGGAACTCCAGAGCAGCTTGCTTTAGAAAAAGCTATACAAGAACAACAAGCAGGATCTGCTGTATCAGCTATGGAGCAAGCAAGGGCAGAACAGGCATTACAATCACAACAAACACTGGCTGGATTACAACAAGCTTTTGGTCAGCAACAAGCAATGGCAGGGAATATTCCTGCTTTGTTAGGAGCTGCCTATTTGCCACAACAAGGATTGTTGGCATCTCTTGCTCCAGCTACTGATATGTCAAGAATTCAAGCTGCTCTTCAAGGTGGTGCTGGTGAACTTACTGCTGGACTTGGTGAATCTGCTCTTGAAGCTCAACTTAATTTTGAGGCATTGTCTAATGCTCTTAGACAAACACAGCTTTCAGGGCTGTTTAATCTTCTTGCGACTGGCGTTGCCAGGCCTTGATAACTTAAAAGATTACTGGATAAGCAAATGAACATAGATATTCAATCCCTGTTTAGAGATATTCTGGAAACTCCAGAGCAAAGACAACAAAGAGAGTTGGCTGAGACTACTTTGAGGTCTAGGGAGATGACTCGGAATATAACAAGTCGTTATGCTGCTCCCTTTGCAGGAATGGTTCCAGGCTTTTTAAGTAATGTTAATAGAGCTACAACTGGTCTTGGTTCTGCTCTTGGATTAGATATGAGGTCTACTTCTGAGAAGGCCCAGGAGGCTTTGTCTGGTTTGGAATTAACAGATCCTCAGTCTGTTCAGAATACAGTTCAGATGCTTAGAAATGTTGGGCTTGGTTCTCAGGCTGCTCAGATTCTTAGAATGAGTACGCAAGCTATTCAAGAACAAGAAAGCACAAAAAGACAAGCAAAAATAGATCAATTAGCTATAGATGCTGCAGAACAACAAGTTGAGAGTCAACAAAGATATAGAGAGATTGGAGCCAGTCAATTAGAAGGAACAAAATATGATAATTATGTAGAAGGAATTAGAAATGGATCTGTTCCTATAGAAAGGATGGAATTGTTTTTAGATGAGATTAATGAAGAAGTAGATCCAATAAAACTAGATCTTATAACAGTATTAGACAAGGATGGAAGGTATCTACCATTACATTCCGATGGTTATGGAAATTATTTTGCTCTTGACGGCTCTAATATAAATCCAAATATCATTGATAGACCAGTTGATGTTAACTATACAGGTGATGCCAGAGACCTTGGAAACGCAACAGAGAGGCAAATGGAAAATTTGCTAAATACTAAGAGCGCAACAATGGTAGCAATAGGTGAGACAATAAATCTTATTAATGATTTACAAGATAGTCCAAATGCAAATACCGCTATTGCAAAGCTCTCTGGAAATGTTGCAGATATAGGACAAGAGATGAGGGCTTTGTTTCCAGCATTAAACGAAAATCTTATTAACCTGAACTCATATTCTGGCTATTTTGATGAACTTAACATTCAGTCTCAAGAGATGCGATCTAAAATGTTTGGATTAGCTTTAAGGGTTGCTGCTGCTACTGGGCTTGGAACAGGAAGATCATTAACTGATAAGGATATAGAGAATGCTTTAAGGATGATTGGCGCTAACAGAAGTGATCCTGGTGCAATTATTAATAATTTAGAAAGCATCATTGATAGATTAGAAAATGCCTATCAAATTCAATACGAAGTAGTTACAGGAAATCCATTTACTTTTAACTTAGACCCGAGATCTGCTACTGAGTCTTCTTCTGTGGCACAGCCAGGTGACTCAGGAACTGATCTTGGCGATGGTGTTTTTCTTAATTAGATCACCTGACATTTTGTTATAAAAGGATTAATCCTATGGCAGAAAAAAAAGTTTTCTCATTCACAGATACAGTTTCTGGTACAGACTTTGAATTACAGCTTGATTCTAACTCAACACGCGAAGAACTGCGTAAGGCTGCGAATGATTATTTGTTTAGTAAAGGCTTGAGGAGACCCTTAGAAGGCGATCCTGGAATGTCTAGGGGTGAAATTCTTAAAAATGTTATAGCTGATAGCGCAGTAGGGGCTTTACAGACTGCTGGGACAATTGTTGAAGGAGCAGTGAAACAACCAATAGTTGGGCTTTCTGGACTTTTTAGTGGTGGAATGTCAAAGATTACTGGTGGAGATTTTTTGGAAACTGCTGTCAATACAATGAATCAAGTATCTGGCAACATAAATTTTATTCCAACAAATAAAATGTCTGAGCAACAATTACAGACAATGGGAACTGTTTTACAACCTATTGCTGAAGGAATTGAATCAGCAGGAGCTTTTGCAACTGATGTGAGTGGATCTCCACTTTTAGGGGCAGGAGTAGTTACTTTGCTTGAGGTAGGGCCAGCACCATTTCTTGGTGGGCGCAATCCTGTTTCTCTTCGTATGCAAAAAAATACTGCAAACAGACAGGCTGCAGATATTGCAAGAATAGCTGGAATAGATCCTAGACTTAGCCCAGCAGATCAAGTTGCAGCAGTCCCTGTTCAAGCTGCTAGGATGGCTGCTGATAATAGACAAACAGCTCAAGGCTTTGGTCAAATAGCACAAGCGGTAAGAAATATTGAAAGAAATTCGAGACAGGCAGTTTCACAAATGTATGAGGCTGCTAAAGCGTCAGGGAAAGCTGAATTTGATCTTAATGTTCCTGAGGTTGCAAATGAGCTTAATGCTTTAAATCAATCTTTGGCTCATTCTGCTGCTGAATTTAATCTTAATGATTTGCCTCAAATAAAGAGAGTATTGAATGACTTTTCAAGACTAATTACTCCAGATAAAAACAAGATTGATTCTATTGAGATTCCACGCAGACTATCAAGCTTTCAGCGTCAAAATAATACCAGTAGAGGACAAGCTATATTGGAAAGGTTGGACGCAAGAAACAATCTACAGCGCGCAAGGGACAATCAACAAGTAAGAAGATCTGTTGTTGAGCTTAATGATATTGCCAATACTAGGAAAAGCCTTACAAAACTTACCAAGTCTACTGACAAGCCAACTTCTGGAGCTGCTACAGCCTTAAAGGCACAAATAGATGAATGGCTAGACGCTCAGTTTAATACTGATATGGTTTCTGGCTCTCCAGAAGCAATAATGAAATGGCAAAATGCAAATTTAGCTTTTAGAGAATACGCTTCTTTGTTTAGAGATAATAGGGATGGCGCAGGAAGGGCTATTGTCAACTTAACAAAAATGGATGCTACGCCAGAGCAAATAAGGCAATGGATTTATGGCAATAATGCTGTGGGAGCTGGATCTAATGCAGCTAATGTAGTTGACAGATTAAAATCTATTCTTGGCGAAAAATCTCAAGCTTTTGAGACTTTGAAAAGAGGAGCAATTTACGACATAGTTGAGCCTTTATTAAGACAGACAGTAGATTCTGGTGCAATACGAGATTTTCAGAAGAACTACAACAAATTTAACAAAATGCAACCATCTTTAAAAGAGTCTTTGCTTGGGGATAGCATTGAAGAAATAAGATCTCTTTCAAGAATACTGCAAGCTGGAGATTTTAGTATTGGCAAGCCACAATTAATAAAGGATGTTGATAGAACTTTAGCTAGAGTTCTTTATCCAGGGGCCAATGCTTTGGCAACAGGTTCAGCTAAATTATCAATATATGAAGGCATTATTAAAAGAGCAAGAGGTTTTGTTTTTGGCGAACCTAATGCCAGAGAAGTATATCTTAATAGGTTGGTTGGTGTAGATGTTGGTAGACCACTGATTAATGCTCAAGATGCAACCATTGCTGCAACTATTCAAGGAGCTTTAGAGGCAACCAATCAGTTTGATGAAGCTGAACAAATACTACTAAGCCAATAATATTTTCAACTTGATGACTCAATAAGTAGGTCAATGTAGTGTTTTGCCTTTCTCAAGTCTTCGATTCCTCCCTTAGACTTCCAACGAGAAATGTATTTCACTACATTGGCCTCACAATAATTTAAGTTGTTGCCCAGGATATACTCAATAGGCTGGATCTTCATATCCTTATAGTGATTACCACCAATCTGTTCTTCCTTAGCAGCCATTAGTGTAATTCCTTATCCTGTAGTTCATAAAAATATTCAGCCAGCACTTCATTCTCTTCTATAAAGTTCCCATATCTATAAAGCATATAACAAAGAGTGCCAATCATTCTTCTAGTATCTTCATCCATAGCATGGACATTATCCTCTATCCACTTCTCAGCTTCTTCTTCTGATACTGTGTCCATTTGATATCCTGCAAAATATATTTGCATTATAGCTGCGCCTCCATCTCTTTGTTCTCTTTCTTTAACTCTTTGATCTGTTCTTTTAGGTCTTCTCTATAAAATTTGACTGGCCTATTACAGTTAATAAGAAGCTGCTCACAGAAATCATCTCCATACATCTCTCTCATGTATTTAGAGTAATTCTCTCTAACAAGAGTTCTATGTTTCATTCCATACTGATTACAGCCAGCGCATTGAGGATGAATATTCTCTTCTAAAGTTTTGGTAGCTTTCTTCCCTCTTTCAATCCAGTGACCTCCCTGCATGTTCTTCCAGTGATACCACTTATGACAAGTAACACACTCTATAAATCCATTCTTATTGGCAGATAGAGCAGCCTTTAATCTGACCCTTTTTTGGAGAAGGACTGCAACTTCATCGACTAATGCGTTTAAACTTTTAATCTTCATAATTACTCGATAACAATGTCAGGTTCTGTTTCTGGTCTTGGGAGTTCATAGATTAAAGTAGAATGTCTCCCTCCCTCCTTTTTAAACACTATCATCTGCATTGCCTGGGTAGATCCATAGCCAGAAGATGAATGCCATCCATCAGGTGGAGGTAGAGCGGCAAACTTCTGAACTATACATCCATCTATCTCTTTAACATCTTGATGATGGTAATGACCTACAGCCCACATTCTTGATTTACTTCTTCCCCAGGCTTTAGGCATATCTCTTGCCATACATGAGACTAATCTTTCAGGGCGAATCTTGTCTCCATGATTTATGCCTATTAACCAATCTCCCCAGGCTAAGTAATGAAAATCACCATTAGTATCTAAGACTGTAACCCTCGGTTCATCCCTATAGTAAGCCTTTACTATCTCTTGAACACACACAGCTATATCAGGATTATGATTTCCCTTTGCTATTACGACAACTACTTTGGGAAACTTCTCTAACATTCTCGATACTGCATGGTTCATTGCTTGACCAGCCTTCCTAAGAACCCTAGAGAATCTCGTATCCGTATCTACAGGGGTTCCTTTAAAAGTCTTATTATGAGATGAGTTGCTGTGCATATAGTCACCAACGTCAACCAGGAGGCCAATAGAACTATTAGGAGATCTATCAACAAGGTCATCAATAGCGTCCCTCATAAGCTCTGTAGCAATGTCTGAATCATAGTCTGAGTGTTTAGTCTCATCAGCAGTAGCGTACATACCAAAATGTGAATCTCCTATAAAGATCCCGCTCATCAGGTTCTCTTCATAAGCTTTGATTGTGTTCCTTTCTGGCTTCTTTGGGGGAACACTATCTGTTAGTACCTCTATGAAGTCTTTAAGAGCCTGTTCATAGGCTTCTTTCTCTTTATCTACCTTTACCCACTTTAGCTTCTCTTCTCCAGTTTCAGAGTCTATTAATGTAGAAGTTCCTCTTACATAATATCCTGAAGGTACAAGGTGGGAGTTGTCTCCTCCTTTTGTCCAGCCTTTCTCTGCTGCTCTTTTTTCAACAGAGCTTCTGGCTGTGGAGAATGGGCTTAACGGATGGTTTAATGCTTTGGCAGCTTTCCTCTTGCTCCCTTCATCAATCCATGCTTGAAGTAATTTTCTCTGTAACTGAGTAGGCTCTCCAAGCTCAAGTATTTTTGGATCTGGGGGATCACTCTTGTGCATATCTGTCTCCTAGATATCATTTGTTTCCTCCAATTAAACCTTGGGTAGTGGACATATAACGGGAAAGAGTAAATTCACAGAGATTTCTTTTCGTTCTCCATGAGTCTCTTTAAACTTATTACAATATGTCCTGGATGGGTTGTACTCATCCTTCTGGTAGTAGGGACATTCTCTACAGTTCTCAACATATAAGATGTCAGATATCTTTCTCACTTCCATAAATCCAAACCTCGCCACTATTAACATCTGGCCCCTGTATTTTTGTGATTGCGTCATGCCACATCTGAAAAGCCTTATTATTAGCGCAAACTATTCTATATTCAGGCATAGATATCGTACAGGTATACATTGCTTTAGTTGTAAATACGGTATTTCGACACTTATCAGAACAATAGGATAGATTATTCTTTTGGTCACTCTTAACCCACTTTGGAGGCTCAAATAAAATCTCACAGTTTTGACACTTAATACTGTTTGTAGGACTGTTCTTCTTATTGTAGTACCAGAACTTACACCTGCAGGAATTAGAGCAGAAGCTTTTTATTTGCTTTGCTTTAAACTTCTCCTTACAGTATTTACAGACTGATGTAATCATTCAACTCTTGTGCAATGGTAATAACTTCTTATCTGATAATACTCATCATACAAACCAGGGAAACCATTATACTCCCTGCATTCTCTTTGGATCTTGGCATGAGCAAAAGTATAACCAATCATAAAAGCTACACTTGTAATAACTAAAATAATTACCCAAGCTAGATTATCAATCATTTTGCTTCTTCGATAGTTCAACATATTCTCCTTTGGCTTCTAATATTAAGCCAGCTCTTGAGCAGAACTCCTGCATCCAATCTAAGAAGAATGTCATCTCGCCAACAGTCCATTTAGCTGAAGAGGTAACTTCTGCTTTATGTTCCTGGTTTTCGGGGTTGACTATAAACCTGATTAAGAACTTCTGTTTTGTCTCTTTATAACATTGAAGCTTTAACCATCTATTCATTCCTTCATAATGAGCTTCATCGACTTCCTTTAATTTGAAGTTATCTTTCGTAGCTTCACGTATCCAGATAGCCTTTAAAGCTTTTTGAGGAAGGGAAGAGAGAGTAGCCTCTTCTACTCTCATCCCCTTGTTAGACCATGCTATATTGACAAAGCCAGTCTTATTGACCAACTCCTTGACAGTATTGAATATCCTTTTCAGATCATCAAGATTTAACGCTGTATCAACATTTGGCATATCTTGTCCCTGGTTGTCATTTGATCTGCAATCCTAAAGAAGGTGGAGAACAACATATCATTCTGCTGTAAAGTTCTGCAGTAATTCCCACTGTCCATATTTAGTGCTTTTGACACTTCAGCCTTGGTCATTCCGCTTTCTTTATGCAAACGCTTTAACATCTCCCCACAGTTCATCTGTTCCTCCTAGAATGGGATATCCATACTAAAGTCATCAGACTCCTGCTTCTTAGCCTCAACAGAATCCCCCAAAGAAAGAGACATGAATGCGTTTCCACTCTTGGACTTTTTGATCCAAGCTGCGAAGTACCTGTCAGTACCATCTACATTAAGTTTTCCAGTGTAGTCTGGATGCTTCTCGCTGTCCTTTCTGTCGTTCTTAAACAAGGCTCCACGGTTTGTATTATCATAATCGCTCATTACTTCCTCCTGTACTTTTCGTACTTTACGTTTACTGAATTAACTACTTCTTCGACTAACTCTTTTAACAAAGAGATATATTTCTCATCTCTCTCTACTCTGACTAACATAGAGATCATGTCAGGATGCCATGCGTAGAAATCACACCACTCCCTGCCTGTCACCCATAATTGACCCTGAACTTGTGGTTTGTAATTGCCAGGTAACCCAAGGTTATCCAGGTAATCAATCATCGTATGCCCTAGTGGGCATTTGATCTCAAGCAAACCATCCTCTACAAGCCCATCAGGGGACGCTCCTGCGTCAATATCATCAAGTAGGCATAGGCCTATCATGTCAACATTACGTCCAGTCTCGTGCATGTAAGAGAGTCTGGCATGGGGTTCCAACTCAGTCCCTCTTTCAATAGCATCAGAGGTAAACTTGAAAGCTGGTTCCAAAGTAAGCTTCTCACTCACCAGTTGATTTACATACCCCTCAAGTTGAGTAGACCTTTTACCACTAGCCGTTAAGATCTTTGAGAAATTGCTTGCTGTTGGAATCCCAAGTCTGGCATTCAGCCATTCCTCGGTTCCTTGGTCAAATTCAATTACCCTCATTGGTTACCCCTTTTCGATACTTAAAGTGCTGTTATAGTCGTTTTCTTTGCTAACCAATACCTTACCCCTAGTTATGGGTCTGTAGGGAAATAATGGGCATTTAGGGCTTGTACAGGCTGTTACTTGCTGCTTCCATGTTCCTAGTTGGTATGGATCGTAGATACATTCCTTGCACATATTATAAATAGCTTTACCTCTGGTCATCGAATCATCCCCCTCTCAGCGTCATCATCGACAGCCTGAAGCCCACACATGGCTTGCAAGGCATACCTTCTGGCATACGTGATGGTAGAACCAGAGGCTTGCGGATCAGGCTTCATCAATGGCATGACAAATTCCTCTTCGATCCATTCACCTGATTCGTGCATTATCCTGGTGGATACCCCCACTGACTTATCACCAGAGACCGGATGTTGAGAGAAAGCCAAGCCGTTTTTATTGAGAGCTTCCTTAATAGCCTCTATGACTGAATTTATGTCAGCGTATTTCGACTTGAAGAAAGGATTGCTTGATGATTTAGCAACTGTTTCCATGTCTATTTGAGCCTTAATGAAGGCTGGATTAAATTCTTTCAACGACTCTGACGATTTCATAGCTCCTCCTGCGTTAGCACTCGATGTGTGATTGATTCAGCCTCGTGATATCCGTTGGAATAATCAGAGTTGACCTGCCTTATATAGTCTGAAGATTGATCCAAAAGATAGGCTGCGTGGTCTTGAAAAGCATTTGAGATGTGTGACTTCAGTGCTTTCATGTCAACAAAGGTTGGGTCTTCCCAAAACTTCACGACAAGTTGCTCAAACTCAGAACCGTCACCTGACATGTATAAAGCGTTATAAATGAAGTCTTCATCTTGATTTAAAAGATAGTTGACTAGCTCTTTAAGCTGCTCTGAAGTTGGCTCAGGCCAGTCCTTGATTCTTAGATATAAATGGTTTTTATCAATCCATCGTTCGATAGGATGTTTAATCATGATTACCTCTTTTGATATTGCCTGGTTGATTTGATCGCCAAAAAATTGACGCATCTGTTCTGTCACGTTCATAACAATCTCCTCTTTAGTTGTCATTGCAAACAGTAGCACTGTCGTTTCTAACAGTCAAGTCATATTCAATCGACTTTCCTTTGTTTGCTGTGAACTGCAAACTATGATGCGAGTACAGGCCAATCGTGCCTTCCCAGGCACCATGCCTTTGCTTTGCGACAATCAGCTTTTGGTCAAAAGTATTGTTCATGTATTCCAATTGTTTATCGTCTAGGCTTGGGAGATGTTTCAAGTTCTCCCGCCTCTTGTCAGCCCAGCAGACAATCAAATTGTCAGCCAGATCCACGATTGCAGAGTTACCCTTCACATCAAACTTACTTGGCACATACTCTTCCCCAGCAGAGTGTGGTTTTCTCACGTGAGAGACAAGATGTATGTGAGTTCCTAAATGTTTTGCTGACCATGCTAAATTGTTGATGAAGTCAGACTCACCTTCACGGTTCTCAACTCCTATCCCACATTTAGCCAGAGAGTCCAGGAAGATGTGATTGCACTTGAGTTCAGACCCAACGTAATTCACAAATCCTAAGACTTTTTCAGTAGCTATCGAGTCTAGTTGGTCATAAATCAGGATGTGTTCATCAGCAAAGTCAGTGAAGTCATCGACAAATCCCTTGGATGGCTTGCCATGAGCAATCCCACTGGCCTGAAGACACATTCTCCACAGAGTCTCTGCTGGTTTCATCTCAAGTGATGCTATGGCGATTCTTTTCCCTTGATGTGCAAGATCCAGAGCCACCATGCCAGTTGCCATCGACTTCCTATGTCCGTTCATACCAGCCCAAACGGTCACTTCTGATGGTCTGAGCCTAAAGTAGTCCTTCACTTTCCCCCAGGGAAGCGTATCGCCTGTGACTTCCTCATCGCCAAGAGCCTTGGCAAGTAGCTCATCCCTCCACTTTCCTGCCGAGTGAATTTCTTGAGCCTCAAGTTCACCAACAAGCTTGATGTAGTCCCTGAGATCAATTTTTTCTGGAATCTTCACAGGATGCGCTCCTCACTTTGATTCTTTTTCTGGTTTTTCTTCCAGTTCCTGAGCGCAGCTTTCCAGTCCTTGAGAGGACTGCCATCCTTTAGTTTCCAGCCTCTGACTGCGTAGTAGTCAATGAATCTTTCTGGATCAACATGAAAGTCTATTTGACTTGCATAATTTTCCACCTCCTCACGAGTAGGCTTGCTAATAATATTGGTCTTGGTCTTGGTCTTGGTAATGGTAGCATTGCCTTCGCATTGCGTTCGCATTGCGTTCGCATTATTCCATCGTGACTGAGCAGACTGTCTAGCCTTATGTGATTTATTAAGATATTTATCTATCTCCCTGTTTGCTCTTGAGTTTTCCCAGCCTTCTTTAAGGGTAAAGAATTCATTTAAGATGTTTTGGATCTCAGCCTCATGTCCTTGAAGGCGAGTCAGCCTTGCCAGCTTGTCGATGTCATTGACCAGTGGAACCTCATGCAAGTAGTAAAGATCCAGAAGCCGCCTGTAGGTTATATCTTCAACCGGCGTGAGATGTGCAGTGTGCGACTGGTAGTCGCCAATGTGAAAGGGATAAAAGATCATTCCGCCTCCTTTTTGGCCTCTTTGAAGTGGATGGAGCGCGGGGAAAAGAGGGAAACCCCTTCAGCTAGTGGATCAGACTAGCCTAGCTCCATAATTAGTATAACAATTTTTTTTCACCATAACTACTTATAGGGAATACAATTTCTTGATCTTTGCTTGTTTTACTACCTCTTTTTGCTTTTCAGACAGCCTTTTGCCAGCCTTCAAGTCACTTTCTGCAAGCTTTAAAACCCATTCCTCAATCGTTTCCTGCTCTTTTTTCTTCACAGACCAGTGTGCTGAGTAGTTTTCAGAATCAGGGAACAAATCGCCCCACCTCAGCCCCAGGGAAGCCAGGATTTCATTTGCACCACAGCCAGCGTAGCAATGAATCAGGACTCTTGAGTCGTCACACTGTGTGATCCTGAGACTGGGCGATCTGTCGTTGTGCGCTGGGCAGATTCCAAGAAAGGTAGACTTTCCTGTTGATCTATAAAATTCAAGTCGATCCAATAGTTTTTGCGCCCGCATGAAATACCTCCTTTTTGCGCTAAATAGGCCAAATTTAGTCCCTAGAATCAATTTTATGAGGTGGGGTAATACCTACCTAAAGGGTAGAAATAAAATCAATTCTAGGGCGTTTTGTTAGCTTTCAATATCCCCATTGTTCAGCGATAGAATTCCTCGCCTGATTCAAGATCTGTATGCCAAGCTTAGGATGAACGCAATTCCGCAAGATCTGCAGCGGACAGTGATTCCCGTTATAGTAGATGTTCCCCTGATAATGTATGCCCAGCCAGTCCATCAGCCCCTGCTTTTGCGCCACTCTATTGGTATTAATAAAGTCTTTCGGTCTCGGCACGTCCTCTGCATCGAATTCGAAATTCGTCCAAAATAAATGCCGCCCTATCTTGGTAGCTGGCAGTAATGCCCCGTAGTACGGAACGACATTCTCAACAACATACAGCCCCTGAAAGTAGGTCTCTAGTAAGATTATCTCTTCATAGAGTGCCATATTGGCGTATCTGGGAGCGTTTCTGTAGTTAGCTCTGTCCATCTTGCTATGCGACTGGCATGGTGGGCTAGACCATATGAAGTCGAACTCTTGAAAGTGCTTTTCTAGATAATCGTGGGCGTCCCCTATCACCAAAGAATCATCGGGGAAATTTTCCTGGTAAATTTTCGCAATTTTAGGGTCTATCTCCACCGCCGTGACTTCGCAATCATTCCACAGCTTTCTATTTCCACCGATTCCAGCGTAAAGATTGAGAATCCTCATACCTCACCCCCTTTCAGCATGTAGGCCAGCCATATTGACCGTTGGATTGTTCATAAATTGTTTTCATTTCCTGACAGAGACTATCTGCAGCCTCTGCTTCCTGTGCATCCCATGATCCGGCCAGGGAAACCAGGCAGATTATCGTTAGGATCGCAAAAACGGGAAGTAGGTATACTATGCCTTCGATTAGATACACTGCCGCAACTTGCCGCCTTGTTTTTGACCTGTGCCTTGCCATTCTGACTTGCCTTTTCATGTTGACACCTCCGCGTCTTATCCTCTCAAGAATAAATAATGTCAGAATAGAATTTTTTTGCTTCTGGATTGAAGCCTATATATGCCGTCGCCTCTGTGTAATCGGCGAATAGCATAGGTAATACTGGCGACTTGTGGTAACCGTTTCTGTGTACTTCGCACAGATAACCATTATCAAAAACCAAGTAAACTCTTACAGTGTCCCCGAAATAACCGTCTGGCCGTGTGGCCGAACCGATATAATTTGTTCTCATTTTCTTTCACCTCTTATTTGTTGCTGTCATTGTTGATGACAAGTGTCATCAGGGTTACGGTTGAAAAGCCAACCAGCAGTACCGCTACCAGAACGGTACTAAGTCTGGCTCTACTTGACGCTTTGTATAATTCCATCCTTCATGGTTACGTTTGCAAAAAACTCGCGACCTTTGCCAGTTATGTGCGGACGGTTTGCACCTGTTAAGATTCCGTCAGGCTTGTACTCTGGTCCGAACAAACTGGTCTCTATGTATCGCAAAGGTTTGCCAATGTTTTCTTTAAGTTGCTTCTTGCTTTCGTAATTAAATACAATCATGTTGTTTCTCCCATATTATCCAATTAATGTACCGCTATAATGATATCTACACCGGCAAAGCGTGCCGATCCGCAAGCATGGCCGGATCTAGTGCATGATCCGCACAAACCAGGACAAGTAAAGGCCTTGTTACCATATACCCGGCGTAATTCTGCTTGATGCTCTCTTTTGCCGTGATCGCTGGACTTAACTTTTCGGCCAATTGATATGGCCTTAAATTCGCCGCGTACATAAGACAGAGATTTAAGCTTATCCTTGATTTTATCTGAATACTTGCTACCACTAGACAAATTCAAACGATAATTATTAGGCACAATTCCTTTATAATTGATTAATGTTTCCCAAGATTTTGAATATCCATAGGCGGATAACCAGGGCCGGTCGTTTAAAGCTTGAAACCAAAAAGAAACGTCACTATCGCCGGTAAAATCGCCGTCAACGTATAACCGGAAATCGATTTGCCCGGATTCAGGTTTAAACTTATCAAGCGCCGATAAAATGCGATCTTTGCCGGTTTCAGTCTGTAGTAAAATTGCAT